CCTTTGTATCCAGAGTGACGTCCTTGTGGATATTAGGACGTCGGATTTGATAACCAACGCTTGTGCGTAATAACTGCTTTTGAACAGGTATTTTAACCTTTCGCAGGTGGGCTCAGGCAGTCTCATGCCTTGTTTGTCCCCATTGGGACGCGGTTCTCTTATTTGATCCTTAACACCCTTCACGACGCAGGGGGTGCGATTATTACCTTGCGTTAGCGAGTTTCATTCGTGGGGGTATCCAACTACTAGCAGACGAGCCGCCCCAATCAATACTTAGAGATTTACACAAATTTCTACATGTAATTTAACTAGTTATTCTAAATGTAAATTACCCCGTGTTTTACATGTGTTTGGACACTTACTTGTGGGAAACTTAAGACAAGACGTTCGAGTTAGAGGGAGAGCTATGGCAGGCAAACGACGCAAACCGCCAATGCGTCATATCAACATTGGCGACCTTTCGCGAGGTCAGGCCTCCAAACTAATCAAGGAAGCCGTAGAAAAAGATGAGTCTGCTTATATTTTGCGTTACGGCAAGCCAATTGCTGTGCTGATCTCAAATGACCGCTACGAACGAATGATGAATGAAGGAATTGATCCAAGTGAGCACTGAAAAACTAGCGAGTCATGTTTCGCTGATCTGGAATATCGCGGAGATTTTACGTGGCGACTACAAGGAACACGAATACGGTGACGTTGTTTTACCTTTCACTGTGCTCACCCGCCTCGATTCGGTCCTGGTCGATACCAAGCAGGCAGTTTTGGACATCAAGGCCACGTCGATGCCGAACCAGATCAAAGAGCTCCAGTACGCCAAGGCAACGGGATACCCATTTTGGAACACCTCGAACTTCACCCTAAAAACCTTGCTTGATGATCCCGACAATTTGGAGCAAAACCTGTCGTACTATGTGCAGGCTTTCGCCCCAGCTGCGCGCGAGGTTATGGAGGCCTACAACTTCTACAACGTGATTGAGCGCCTCGACAAAGCTGGCCTGCTCTATCACGTGCTCAGCGAGTTCACCTCCGCGAAGGTAAACCTCCACCCTGACGCGGTCAGTAACGACCAGATGGGTTACATCTTTGAGGAGCTAATCCGTAAGTTCTCTGAATTGTCGAATGAGACCGCTGGTGAACACTTCACCCCGCGTGAGGTCATCAGCCTGATGGTCAACCTCTTATTCAACCCAGAAGAAGACATCAACCGCCTTTGCGCAGACGGAGCCATGGCCTCGCTGTATGACCCTGGGGTCGGCACCGGAGGAATGCTCTCGATCGCTGCGCAGCATGTTGAGGATCTGAACGACACTGCTCGCCTCGAGGTGTACGGCCAAGAGCTAAACCCGCAAACCTATGCAGTGGCTAAGTCCGACATTATGATCAAGGGCGAACGCCAAGAACGCATTTACTTTGGTAACTCGCTGACGATGGACAAGACGGCAGGGATGCGGTTTGACTACATGTTATGCAACCCGCCCTTCGGCGTGAACTGGAAGAAATACGCCGACCCGATTCTGGACGAGGCCGAACGCAAGGGCTACCAGGGGCGCTTCGGAGCGGGAACGCCGCGCGTGTCGGATGGCTCGTTCCTCTTCTTGCAACACATGATCTCGAAGATGAAGCCCTACGACCCAAAGGATCTCGTGAATGCCCCTGGCACGCGGATAGGGATCGTGTTCAACGGCTCACCCCTCTTCACAGGTGGAGCCGGGCAGGGTGAATCAGAGATTCGCCGCTGGATACTTGAGAACGACTGGCTCGAAGCTATCATCGCCCTACCGGATCAGATGTTCTACAACACCGGCATTCTCACCTACATCTGGGTTCTTTCAAATAAGAAGGAACGTCGCCGCAAGAACAAGGTGCAACTGATCGACGCCACCCAGCATTTCCAGCGGATGCGTAAACCCTTGGGTGAAAAGCGCAAAGAACTCACCGAAGACAACATCGCTGACATCACTCGCGTCTACGGCGCGTTCCAAGAAACCGAAGAGTCGAAAATCTTCAACACTGAGGACTTTGCTTACCACGAAGTTGTCGTGGAACGCCCACTACGTTTGAGCTTCCAAACCACCCCAGACGCGATCGAAGCACTCAAACAAGCCAAGCCATTCGTGGATCTTGCCACGTCGAGGAAACGAACCGAACCTGCGCGCACCGAAGAAATCGATGCGGGCAGGCGGGTGCAGAACACGATCATCGCCACTCTCGAGGCACTCGACGCCGACCAGGTGTACTTCAACCGGGACGAATTCACCGACCTCCTCCGTAGCGGCATTAAAGACCATGGCGAGAAGATCAGCATCGCAGTGTTACGCAAGATCGTCGCCGAACTCGGCACAAAGAACCCTGACGCAGACATCTGCGTGGATGCGAAAGGTAACCCGGAGCCAGACGCGGACCTGCGTGACACTGAGCAGATCCCGCTCCGAGAGGATATCGAGGTATACTTCCAGCGCGAAGTCCTCCCCTACGCTCCTGACGCCTGGATAGATCACTCCAAGACCAAGACCGGTTACGAGATCCCCTTCACCCGTTACTTCTACAAATATGAAGAACTCGGAGACCCAGCCGAAACCCTCGCCGAAATCCAAACTCTATCGGCGAGCATCCAAGCGGACATCGCCAAACTATTCAAAGAACAGGTGAAGTAATGGCTACAGGGAAATCGGGAGGACTTAATAACGGCTATCCGTGGCTTTCTGCAGTGCCTAGCGCGTGGAAAGCCAGAAAGATTAGTTCGATGTGTTATATCCACGGGCGAATCGGATTTAAAGGGTACTCCCGACAGGATTTAGTCAGCAATGAGACCCCTGGAGCGGCCGTTGTGTTCGGGGGCACCAATATAGAGAAGAATGGAACGCTTGATTACGAAGTTCTATCATTCTTATCCCCACAGAAATACTTAGAATCACCCGAAATTGCTTTGAATGGCGGCGAGATTCTGATGACAAAAGTTGGTGCGGGAGTCGGTGATTGCGCAATCTATGATGGCAGATTTTAGAGGGCGACCATTAATCCTAATGTTCTGATTATTGAGCCAAAGTCTCCGGATATTTCAGCAGATTTTCTTCGCTATCGGCTCATATCATCGGATGCGCAGCTTGAGATTCGTCGCGAAAGTACAAAAGCGGGCGCTCAGCCAGCAATTAATCAAGCTTATGTGAAGCGGCTACGCGTCAGCATTCCAGTGCTAGCCGAGCAGCAATTCATCGTTGAGTTTTTGAATCGCAAGACGGCTGAGATTGATTCTCTCATCGAGAAGCTGTCTCTCCAGGTAGGGCTGTTAGAGCAGTATCGGCGTGAGTTGATCGCGCACACGGTCACCCATGGTCTGGACCCAGATGTGCCGATGCGCGACAGCGGAATCGACTGGATCGGGATGATTCCCTCACACTGGAAAACAGCCTCTATCTCAACCATCACTGATGAAAATAAGGTCAAGAACTCTGATCTCTCAGAAAAGAATCTTCTTAGCCTTAGCTACGGCAAGATTATTCGAAAGGACATCGATCTCGCTATTGGACTTCTTCCCGCTTCGTTCGATGCATATCAAGTTCTGGAAAACGGCTACATAGTTCTACGAATGACTGATCTTCAAAATGATAAACGCAGTTTGCGTAGCGCCATAGCGAAGGAAAAAGGGATCATTACGGGGGCTTACATTGGATTGAAGACTCGCAGTTCAATCAACCCAGATTATCTTGCATGGCTCCTTCGCTTCTACGATTTAGCAAAAGTCTTTTATTCCCTCGGTGGCGGTGTTCGTCAATCAGCTAACTATAAGGAGATAGGTAAAATTGTGGCACTCGTTCCGCCGCTAGAAGCGCAGGAACAAATTGCTATCTTTTTGGAAACTAAAACTACTGAGATTGACTCAACTATTTCTAATGTCAGCAAGCAGATTGAACTATTGGGCAAATATCGTAAGCAGGTTATTAGCGATGCGGTGACTGGCAAAGTTCGCGTGGAAGGAACGGAATGATGGACACTAGCGAGCGTAGGTTTGAAGAAGAGATCGAGTATTCTCTTACTCATTTTGGCACTTCTCAATTCGATCTGTATGAGTCGCGTGACCCGTCTGGTTATGACAGGCAACTGGGTCTTTATCCGCGGGATTTGCTGGATTTTGTGCGGGAGACTCAGCCGCAGCAGTGGGAGCGTCTGGAGCGTATTCATGGGGAGAAGGCTGGCGAAAAGTTCTGTAAACGGGTGGCCAAACAGCTCGATGACCGTGGCGTGGTCGAGGTGTTACGCCGTGGCGTGGAAGACCTTGGGGCGAGGTTCAAGCTGGTGTTCTTTGCGCCGGGTTCTGATTTGAATGAGGTGTTGGCGGAGAAGTACTGGGCTAACCGGATGACGGTGGTGCGCCAGCTGCACTATTCGACGAAGAACGAGAACTCGGTGGATACTGTGCTGTTTGTCAACGGCATACCTGTCGTCACACTGGAGTTGAAAAACCAACTTACTGGGCAGACTTATCGGAATGCAATTGACCAGTACAAGCGGTCCCGCCCAGCCAGGGAGGTGCTGTTTGGGTTGAACCGGCGTGCGGTGGTGCATTTCGCGGTTGATACTGACGAGGCGTGGATGACCAGCAAGCTCGCAGGGATGGACACGGTGTTTCTCCCGTTTAACCGTGGTTTTGACAATGGTGCTGGTAACCCGCCGGTACCAGGTAAGTACAGGACGTCTTATCTGTGGGAAGAGGTGCTGGCGAAGGATTCTTTGCTCGACATTTTACATCGTTTCGTCCAGTTCATTCCGCATGAGAGCGACCGGCGTAAGGATAAGTTGATCTTTCCGCGTTATCACCAGCTTGATGCGGTGCGTGCGCTCGTTGCCGACGCTAAGGATAATGGTGCTGGGAAGAATTATTTGGTGCAACATTCTGCTGGGTCGGGTAAGTCGAACACGATTGCTTGGCTGGCGCATCATTTGTCGAACCTTCATGATGAACAGCAGCGTGCGGTGTTTGATTCGATTATCGTGATAACTGACCGGCGCGTGCTGGACAAGCAGTTGCAGGACACGATTTACGCGATGGATCATACCGCTGGCGTGGTGGTCAAGGTTGACAAGAACGCCCGCCAGCTTACCGAGGCGCTAGCTGATGGCGTGAAGATCATCATCTCCACTCTGCAGAAGTTCCCGTTTGTTGATGTTAGTCAGATCGCTACTTCTGGTAAGCGTTTTGCAGTGGTAGTGGACGAGGCGCACTCTTCCCAGACTGGTGAGGCTTCGGAGAGGCTCAAGCAGGTGCTCGCGGATACTGCCACGGCGGGTAAGGAGTCCGAGGAGGATCTGCTTGACCGCTATGCGGCTGCCGAGGCGCAGGTGGAGGCCGAGCAGCTGGAGATTGATGAACAAATCGCGGAGGAGCTGCGCGCGCAAGGACGCCAGCAGAACCTGTCTTTCTTCGCGTTTACTGCGACCCCGAAGCAGAAAACGCTCGAGATCTTTGGCACCCCGGTACCTGATGCCACCCCGGTTCCGTTCCACGTGTATTCGATGCGTCAAGCCATCGAAGAGGGCTTCATTTTGGACGTGTTGAAGAACTACACCACCTACCAGACCTTTTACCGGGTCGGGAAAACCACTGCGGATGATCCTGAATACTCGACCAAGCAAGCTAACAAGGCGCTCGGCAAATACTTGAGTCTGCATCCTTATAACCTGAGGCAAAAGGCTGAGATTATCATCGAGCACTTCCGCGCCAACGTCGCCCACAAGATTGGCGGCAACGCCAAGGCAATGCTGGTGACTGGTTCACGCCTGCATGCGGTGCGCTACTATTTTGCTTTCCGCAACTACATCAAGCAGATGGGGTATACGGATCTTGGCGTGCTGGTGGCGTTCTCAGGCACGGTCGAGGACAAGGGGGCGGAGTACACCGAGGAACAGCTCAACCAGATCCCCGAAGCGGAGTTGCCGGAGAAGTTTGCCACTGGCGAGTACCAATTGCTGCTGGTGGCTGAGAAGTATCAGACGGGCTTCGATCAGCCGCTTCTGCACACGATGTATGTGGACAAGAAACTCCACGGGGTCAAAGCGGTACAAACCCTGTCGCGGATCAACCGTATGCATCCGGGTAAGACCGACACGTTCGTGCTCGACTTCGTCAACACCGCAGAAGATATCCAGAAGTCGTTCCAGGACTACTACATTTCCACCGGGATCACCGAGGAGACCGACCCGAACGTCGTCTACGACCTCTATCATTTCCTCGCTTCCTATCATTTGTGGACAGACAAGGAGATCGAGGGCTTTACCAAGGTGTTCTTCACCGAGTCAAAGAAGCAAACGAACCTCGACTTCAGCCGCCTTAATGCTTACCTTGACCCTGCTGTCGCCCGGTTTGACGAATTGACCGAAGAGGACAAGCTCGAGGTGAGGGCGCGGATAAATAAGTTTAACCGTAACTATGATTTCCTGACCCACATAATCCGCTACGACGACGAGCGACTCCACCGCTTCGCCGCCTACGCCAAGCTCTTGGTGCGCAAGCTCCACATCGAGGGCGACCCCACCCCACATTTGGAAGACGAAGTCAGCCTACAGTACTACCGCCTACAGCAGGTCTACGAAGGCTCTATCGAATTAGAGGACGAAGAAGGCCAGCTAGCGAACAACCCCGATACGGGCGGCGCCAGTGAGGACGAGAAAGACAATCTGTCGAATATCATCTCCAAGCTCAATGAGCGTTGGGGTACTGAGTTCACGCACATGGACAAGGTGATCGAGCAACTAACCGAAGACATGATTGAGGATGCTGAAGTCAAAGCCCGCGCTCACAACTCTATGGACATGTTTTCTATCGTCTACGCCGAGCGCATTCAAGACATCATGCTGGAGCGCATGAACCAGAACCAAGACTTCGCGATCAAGTATCTGTCGGATCTGCAGTTCAAGGCCGATGTGGACCGGGTTCTCCTCCCGTTGATTCACGCACGCCTCAACCACAAAGACTGATAACTGTCCTAGATTGTAGGTTCGCTCGACACGCCGTCGGGTAGGTCTACTTGAACCCCACACCATTCGCGTGTTAGCGTGTTAGCTAACAGGACAGGAGAAAAGATGAGCGACAACTTAGAGTTTGGAGAATTCATTGCCGAACGCCGCAAGCAACATGAATACACCATGAGGCAGTTCGCTGACATGATCGGCGTAACCGCCCCCTACCTCAGCGACATCGAGAAGGGACGTCGCGCGGCACCTGACAGCAAGCTCGAAGATATCGCAGCCGCACTGCGTCTTACCAGTACTGAGCGTGAGCAGATGTTTGACCTGGCCGCAAAGACCAGAGACAACCAGGTTTCCGCAGATATATCGGGCTACATCATGGAAACCGATCTAGCCCGCGTAGCTCTGCGTCGCGCGAAAGAACGCGATCTTAGCGACAAGCAGTGGAAAAGCATTATCGACATTATTGAAGGCGAGGATTTTAGCCAGTGAGCATTCCACCCCAGTACCTCAGCAAGAACAAGCTTGAATCCAAGGCCGAGGAAATCCTTGCAGAATATCGTGGCGGCGCGCATCTTGAATCTCCCGCGCCGCTCGATGTTGACAGCTTCGCAGAGTTTCACTTGGAAGCCACCATTGACTATCACAGACTCTCCGCAGATGGCAGCGTTCTGGGCATGTCAGTCTTCCAAGAACTCTCTATACCGGTCGTTGATCATGCGGGCTGCAGTAGCGATGTCGTATTTCCATCACGGACGATCGTGATCGACCATCAAGCACTCAGCGGCTCACCCGAGAGCCGACTGCGATTTACCGTCGCACACGAGTGCGCGCATCTGATCTTACATCGGAACATCTACTACCGGGATCCTTTAATGAAATGCTCAGGCAACACCGGCTACCGCCCCTTTACGACCAACACTGAAGGCGTGCGAAGCGACAAGGTCGACCGTGCGGAATTTCAAGCAAACTACCTAGGGGCCGCACTCTTGATGCCTCGAGACCCCTTCTCACAGACGTATCGGACGCTGGTTCCAGGTAGCTGGTACGACCTTGCCGAGCGGCGGAAAAAAGCTGTCGTATGCAAACTTGCCGATACATTCGAGACATCGTTGCAGGCAACTAGCCTTCGAATCAAAAACCTCAAGCTCGCCGCGTAATGATCACAGCTTTGAGCTTGAGGCTCTTTTTTATCTATTTTGTTCGCAAGTTAGCGAACTAGTAAATGAAGGGAGGTGTGATGGAAACAGTCAAGAACGCAGCAGGAAAAACAATCTGCCGAGTCGATCTACGGCGCAGGCAAATCGAAATCGTCCACAAGGGCTATTTGTCACGGCTGTGGTTTGACGAAGTTGGCCACTTCCACGAATGCCATGAGCGCAGGCCTCACCAGGTCATTAACGCTCAAGCACACAACTGAATACCGATCACACAAGTTCGATCCGCAGAACCGCTAGACGGGCATGGGTCACGCATCACCTCAATTTCGAGGCGCGTGACCCTGCCCGTCTTGTCTTTTCTACGGCTCGACGGGCTCCTGCGGATCTCAATCCGACAGGAGAACGCCAATGCGAAATCGCAAGACAGGGCAAAGCCCCCACAATTCAAGCCCATCACTGACCATCCGCTTCAAGCATGAATCCGACCGTGGTGGTAACAAGTCCGAAACTGAAACCTACATCCTCAACCCGGACGACTTCGCGCTCATGATCGAAAATGATCGCCGTGAACGCGCCCAGCAGGCTGGGAAATCTATCGAGGACATCAAGCCGCGCGATCCACAGGAAATCGTTGATGAACTGTGGAATGCCGAAGAGAAGGTGAATCACGAGTTCCATCGCGGTGACCGAGGACCTGGTGCGAACAAATGCACCTGTGGCGCGGGCTGCGGTGAGCGTCGTGGATGCCGTCTTCCCTCAACTCACCCTTGGTCGCTGGATCAGATGCTCGAAATCGATCGTGATCCTACCACCTCAGGGCACACTCCAGAAGACGCCCTGATTGCCGCAGAGGAGTCTCGCAACCGTGCAGCTGATCTGGCGGCCATGTGGGCAGCTATCGCACAGCTCGGTGACCGGCATCAGCTTGTCGCTGAACTGATGGTTGAGCAGGGCATGAGCCAAGCCGATGTGGCCAGGCATCTGGATCTGTCGCGAGCTCGGGTTTCGCAATTGTTTCGCGAGGTGAAGACCGCAGTGATCGAGGCAGTTGAACAGTCGCGGCTTAACACTCCTGCGGTTCTCGGCAGTGGGGTGAGAGGGCCAGCCGATGAGGCAGGTCCCCAACCCAAGAAAGGCAGGTAACGGAGATGACCCAGCACAGGCTCAAGCTCCACATCGCCAAAGATATCCCGGCCGATCCGGGAATCGTTGGCACCAAAATCGTAAAAATACGCGAACGAATAGCGCGAGTTTTGTTTGGTGCTCCGCGCAGGATGATGATCATCGTCCCTGGCGACAGTGTTGACGAGATTAATATTCGTGAAAAACCCGATGACTCTTTGATGGCGTTAGCTGAAGCTGTCGGCGTGGCTAAAGGCGGTGAAGCGAAGTGAACATCACGCAAGCAAACAACGTTATTGCTGTTCTTAATCGTGTTGCTGAGCTGGTTACTAGCCTAGCGGCTGATGTGGAATCGGCTGCCTGGGAAGGCCTCGAAGATCATGTCGGCATGCCAGGTGCGCGTCCTATTGCTGCTGCCCAGCTCGCTCAGCCATCCCTTGAGGCTGCAGCAGCTGAACATGACCATGCGCAAGCAGAAGATTCGGCTCAGGTTGAAACCCCAGATTTGGCGCTTTCACTTGAGGATGTACGCGCAGTTCTTTCTGATCTTTCCAGTCAAGGACTGACCAAGCAGGTGCGTCAGCTGATTTTGGATGCGGGGGCTGATCGTCTCTCGGAAGTAGATCCAGCTAATTATGAATGGCTGCTTACGCGGGCGAAGGGACTTGCTGATGCCTGATCACCATGCCCTCTTATCGGCTTCTGGGGCGCACCGGTGGCTGAATTGCCCGCCATCAGCCCTAGTGGAAGCGGGCTTGCCGGATTCTGCTTCGGATGCTGCCGAACAAGGCACCATCGCTCACGCGCTGGCGGAGTGGAAGTTACGTCGCGCTCTTCACCTTTCACCAACCATGAAACCGGAGTCCACCTGGATTGATAATGAAATGGAGACTCTCACCGACGATTATCTTGCTTTCGTCCAAGAGCGCCTGCGTGAGGCGCGCAAGACGTGCAAGGATCCCGTGGCGCTCATCGAGCAACGTCTGGATTTCTCTCATCTGGTGCCTGGCGCGTTTGGCACCGCGGACTTCGTGCTTATTGCCGAGCCTTTGTTGCAGATTATTGATTTCAAGTACGGGCAAGGCGTACTGGTTGAGGCTGAGAAGAATCCGCAGCTCGCGCTGTATGCCATCGGCGCGCTTCATGCTTTCGATGCTCTTTTTGAGATTAGCGAGGTTGCGGTGACGATTTTTCAGCCCAGACGATCCAACGTAGCGACCTGGCATGTCAGCGTGGCTGATCTTCAAACCTGGGCTGAAGAGGTTGTTCGACCGACAGCGAAGCTGGCTGTGAAAGGCGAAGGCTCTTTTGCCGCAGGTAGCTGGTGTCGTTTCTGCAAAATAGCCCCTACCTGCCGCACCAGAGCCGAAAAGAATCTGGAGCTAGCCAAACGCGAGTTCGCTCCCCCACCCCAACTCTCCGATGCAGAGATTGCCCAGGTGCTCACGAAACTACCTGAGCTAAAGAAATGGGCATCCGATGTAGAGTCCTACGCACTGTCCCTTGCGGTCAATCAAGGCAAGACCTGGTCTGGTTTCAAACTCGTCGAAGGTCGTTCGATCCGCAAATATGTCGACGAAACCAAAGTGGTGGAGACAGCCCAGGCCGCTGGGATTAACGACATTTTCGAGCGCAAGCTCAAGACGATTACGGCGTTGTAGAAGCAGTTGGGTAAGCGGCGCTTTGGCCAGCTCCTTGGAGATTTGGTTATCAAGCCGCCCGGTAAACCCGCACTGGTACCTGAAACCGATAAACGACCCGCGCTAACACTCAGCGCGGCTGAAGAATTTCAAAAAAAATGAAACCAAGAAAAATACAGAAAGAAGGTAAATAATCATGTCAGTAAAGAATCCAACTCGAGTCATCACCGGCGAAGTACGTCTTTCGTACGCGAATCTGTTCGAGCCGAAATCCATCCAAGGATCCAAACCGAAATACTCCGTAAGCCTCATCATCCCGAAGTCTGACAAAGTGACGTTGGCGAAGATTGAGGCCGCTATCGACGCAGCCATTGAAGCAGGCACAGCCAAGTTCGGAGGTAAACGCCCAAACAAGGCTGCGCTGAAGTTACCGTTGCGTGACGGGGATACAGAACGCGATGATCCGCCATATGAGGGAGCGATGTTTGTTAACGCTAACTCCACTACCCCACCTCAAGTGGTAGACGAGTCACTAGCCCCAATCTTGGATCGATCCCAGGTCTACTCCGGGTGCTATGCCCGCGCGAGCATTACCTTCTATGCATTCAACACCAATGGCAATAAGGGAATCGCCTGCGGACTGGGGAATGTCCAAAAAATTCGGGATGGTGAACCGCTCGGTGGCGGACACGTCAGCGCTGAGGAAGACTTCGCTGCGTTTTCTACGGCTAACGAGGACTTCCTTAACTAGCAGGTAAATGCATACCGGTGGTGGGCAGTAGCTGTATGGTTGCTGCCCACCACACCTGATTTTGAAGGATTAAACCTTGAAATATCTAAGTATTGATCTGGAAACTTATAGCCCCCTTAATCTCTCCAAAACTGGGGTATACCCCTATGCTGCTCACCCAGACTTTGAGATTTTACTGTTTGGTTATGCCGTAGATAATGGCCCAGTGCAGGTGGTTGACCTGGCGAGCGGAGAAAAACTACCCAACGAAATACTTGCCGCTCTGATGGATCCTGGAGTGGTTAAGTGGGCGTTCAACGCATCCTTCGAGCGAGTCTGCCTCTCATCTTGGTTGCACCGCTACCACCCAGAACTATTACCTCAAGGCAGTTTCCTGGATCCTGCTCAGTGGCGCTGCTCCATGGTATGGGCTGCATACCTTGGGATGCCAATGAGCCTAGACCAAGTAGCTCGCGTCCTTGACTTGCCGGTGAAGAAAGACGCGGCCGGTAAGAAACTAATCAAGCAGTTCTGCACGCCAGCGACCCCAAACCTGATTAACAAGGGCGCGCGGCGTAATCTACCGTCTTTGGATCCGGAAGGCTGGAAAGCGTTCATCGAATATAACCGCCATGACGTAGAAGTAGAACAAGCCATCCACACCCGCCTGGCAAAGTTTCCCGTACCAGAGGCCGAGTGGGAAGCATATAGCTTGGATCAGCGCATTAACGATGCTGGGATCAAGCTCGATGCGACCCTTGTCGATGCGGCCGTTGCTCTTGACAAAAAGCATCGGCAAACAACTCTGGCTCGAGCACAAGAAATCACAGGGCTAGATAATCCGAATAGCCCGATCCAGCTTAAAGACTGGCTCGCTAATAACGGTTGTCCTCTCGATTCGCTTACGAAAGCCGAGGTGGCAACCGCCCTCGAGGACGCTAGAGGCGTAGTTAAAGAAATACTTCAGCTGCGCGGGGACCTCGCAAAATCTTCCGTCAAGAAGTACCAGGCCATGCAAAACGTCTCCGGAGCGGACGGGCGAGCGCGCGGACTCCTACAGTTTTATGGAGCAGGACGTACCGGACGTTTCGCAGGCAGGTTAGTTCAGGTACAGAATCTGCCGCGTAATTATCTGCCTGACCTCGATGAAGCTCGTACCCTTGTAAGGACCGGGAATCTTGAGGCGCTGGAGTTGCTCTACGATTCGGTGCCAGACACGCTCTCTCAGTTGATTCGCACCGCTTTCATACCCGCCTCGGGGAACCGTTTTATTGTCGCTGACTACAGCGCTATTGAGGCCCGCGTGATTGCCTGGCTCGCAGGTGAAAAAACTACACTCGAGGCCTTTCGCGATGGCAAGGATCTATATTGTGAGACTGCTAGTCGCATGTTCAAAGTTCCAGTTGAAAAACACGGTGTAAACGGCGAGCTACGACAAAAAGGCAAAATAGCGGTACTGGCTTGCGGCTATGGCGGCTCCGTCGGTGCACTTAAAGCGATGGGCGCGTTGCGCATGGGACTGGCCGAGGAGGAGCTCAAACCCATCGTGGATGCTTGGCGGGCTGCTAACCCCCATATTGTCTGGTTGTGGCAAGAAGTAGAAGATGCAGCACTTACAGCCATCACCACTAGACAGCCTGTTCGGCTTGGTACTCTCACCTTCACGCTTGAGTCTGGAATCTTGTTCATCGCCTTGCCGTCCGGTCGAAGGTTGGCGTATGTGAAACCAGGTTTGGGTCAAAACAGGTTCGGTGGCACCTCCATCACCTACTGGGGTATCAGCACCGGACGCAAGTGGGGACGCCTGGAAACCTATGGCGGCAAACTCACGGAAAACATTGTTCAAGCCACAGCTCGCGATCTACTCGTTACCGGTATGAAAAATATTGCTGAAGCAGGCCACCAGATTGTGATGCATGTTCACGACGAAATCGTCATCGACGAGTCCGTAGATTCCGGCTTCACGGTAAAAGACGCCTGCAAGCTTATGTCACGCCTGCCAGGTTGGGCTAAAGGTTTGCCCTTGAGCGCAGACGGGTACGAGTGCGCCTACTACCGCAAAGACTAGATGGTTTTGGTTGCCCAGAGAGGATTTTCTTGCCAGTTATCGGGCATGCCAAGGTGGCTTATTGGTAGTGGCTTTACCTGGGGGTACTTTTCAAGGAGTTTAGGAAGACGGGTTGTGTTCCCTAGGTCTAGGCGAACGAGAAGATACTGGATCAAGGTTAATTGCCCGAAAGTGCGGTTTACCACGCCTGCAATCATGTCCAGTTCGGTATGGCGGCCTTTTCTAGGTAACCGGGGTTTGATGGTGTAAACCCTGTTAAACATGCGCGCGTGATGGGCTGAATAATTACGCAAAATATTTAGCGCCTTCAACCACGAACCGAATTGGGCTGCAGTCAAATCTACGCGAGCCGCGATCGTGTCTCGCACACCGATGGGAGCTAACTGGTACAGGTAGGTCAGTGAACCCCAATCCATCACTTCTACAGCAGCCCAAATAGGAAGCTTGCCACCATACTTTTTATTGTGGTGAGCAACGAAGTCTTCGCGCGATGCACGTAGTTCTTTTTCGTAACGTGCCAGCCACTTTTGGTACCCGGCAGACGACCCCTCGCCGTCAGATGCTTGTGATAGCGGCCCGAGAACATTTGGGTGTAGATGCGCGAAAGTGTCGATGCGACCGAGTTCGTGCCCAAGCATGGAGCGCACCGAAAGCTCTATCGGAGTAAGACAGGCAAACACAATCTCACGAAGCTTGCAGTCGAACATGTAGACGGCAGCTACATCATCCAAGGTCGTGCCCTCGATAAAACTATCAGCACGTTTCCCCGGTTCTAGTAGTTTGCGCCATGAATACCAGTATCCCGAAAGACGATAGTAATTCACTTGTTCGAGTAGCCGGCACGCTTCAGAATCAGATTCGATTAGCATGCCGCGTTCACGCAGCAAAGCTATCTGCTCGCCATGCGTTTTGAACTGCTTAGCCAAAGGAGCGTCTAGAGACTGTGGCATCACCAACTCCTACTCGGCCGTAGAAACAATGAGGACCGGCCCTGGACCCTCACGGGCGGAACCGGTCTTGATACCACCATTCTAAGCGAGAACAACGAAAATAACAACCAGTAAACATCTTGTGTCTGTAGCAAACCCAGCGCGTCTGCGACCAGTATTTCTCGAACGCAACTATAGAGCTGTTCCTAGATACTGCTGCGCAGCGTCACACGGTCTAGTTCACGCGTTTTGCTTATCAATGTTTTTCACGCCCCTGATCAAGCCAATAGGTCAGGGATTGTTCCACGGGATAAACCCAGCATCGCTACAACGTATATTCCCTATTCGTTTCTGGTTCCGCTGTTCGTCGTGGCAGTTGCATGACAGCTTGATTTAACACTTCTGGGTTCGTCGGCAGTCGGGTAAGAGCCCTACTCTTTTCGCGCCGCCGGCGCACCTATTTTACCTACCTGGGGCTCTCAGAAAGGAAGCCCCCATGGGTAAGCAACTACAAGCCTTTACCAGCGACCAGTTCGGCCAGATCCGCACTATCGAAAACGATGGCCAGCCGTGGTTTGTCGCTGCCGATGTCTGCGCAGCCCTAGAGCTTGCCAACCCTACTGTAACGGTAAGCCGTCTCGATAAGGATGAGAAGGCTAAGTTCAACTTAGGGTTATCCGGTGGACCTGCCTGGTGCGTTAACGAGCCGGGCTTGTACTCGCTGGTGCTGGCATGCCGAAAACCCCAAGCCCGGGCATTCAAGCGCTGGATCACCCACGAAGTAATCCCGGCCATCCGCAAGCACGGCTTGTATGCGATTTCAGATGTTGCTGAAAACCCTGAAATGCTGCTGGCTGCTTTGCAGGCTCTTATCACCGAGAAAAAACGCGGGGAACAGTTAGAGGCACAAAATCTTGCCCAAGCTCAACTTCTCCTTGAGGCTAGCCCGAAGTTGTCGTACTACGAGAAAGTTCTGCGCGCTCCCGGTGCGGTGGCGATTTCTAAGATTGCTAAAGACTACGGGATGAGCGCACGCCGCCTCAACAAGCTCCTTCATGATCTTGGTATTCAGTACAAGCAGGGCGACCAGTGGCTGCTCTACCAAGAACATGCCGCTAACGGTTATACGAAGTCTGAGACCGGAACCAGTAAGGACGGTCACGTGTGGATGCATACCAAATGGACTCAAGCTGGACGGCTTTTCCTCTATGACCTGCTCAAAAACCGCTTCGGGATTCTGCCAGTCATTGAACGCGAAGGGCAGGTGGAAGCCTAATGAGCGCTACAACAGATTAAGTCGTTGGGCTCTCGCGCACAAATGCCCACGGTTATGCTGACCCGACCAGCTACAAGGCTTTGAAGAAGATCCAAGGAGCTGAATATGAAGCTCGCCCGCTTACATATATCTGCTCCCCTTATTCCGGCAATGTCCGCCAGAACCAGGCTTTAGCGCGGGAGTTTTGCGCCTTCGCGATAGCCGCTGGATATATCCCGCTAGCCCCACACTTGTTCTTCCCGCAGTTCATGGATGATACCGACCCTGATGAGCGCGAACTAGCCATGGCGTTTAACCGCGTACTTTTAAGCAAATGTGCGGCCATGTGGGTTTACACCGGCCGTGTTAGCCGCGGGATGCGCGCCGAGATCGAGTGGGGCCGCGAACTTGAACTACCCATCCACTATTTCAACGCTGATTTCCAGGAGGTTACCTTTTGATGCATCCCTTCACGCTTTACGCCACTGACATGGCAGGCAAGCAAACCAACAGCCACTACCCTAACCGCCACGAGATCACCAGCAGACCCGAATTAGAAATAGCGGTGTGTTTTGATCATGTCGCAGCCACCTACAAAGGTAATCATCGCTCGAGCGCGAACTTCCTGGTTTCGGATTGCGTGGTGATGGATATCGACAACGACCACACCGAAAACCCCGACGAATGGGTTACGCCCGAATCGTTGTCTGAGGTGATGTCAGGGGTCGAGTTTATGACCGCCACCTCCCGCAACCATATGAGAATCAAGGGCGGCGAGTCGGCTAGGCCGCGTTTGCACGTCTACTACCCCATAAACAAGATCGGTGACGCTAGCGAGTATGCAGGGATGAAGAAACGCCTGGCTGCTCGTTTTGATTTCTTTGACCATAACGCACTCGACGCGGGCAGGTTCATTTACGGCAACCCCGCCGCCGAAGTTGATTTTTTCGAGGGTGAACAGTTACTGGATGAATGGATCGCGGCAGCTGATGAGCAGGACATGTTTGCTGCCTTTGATGCCGCAACGATCACTATCGGCGAGGGCTCTCGAAATGCGACATTGTCTAGGTTCGCTGGTCGGGTGTTGATCCGCTACGGCAACACCGCCCAGGCAAGGGAGTTATTTCATCGTAAAGCCACCCTTTGTGACCCGCCACTACCAGATGCAGAGTTGGGCCTGATTTGGGATAGCGCGTGTAAGTTCGCTGCCAAGGTTGCCGCCGAGCCGGGTTATGTGTCACCGGAGGTTTATGAGCAGCTGACCAGTCTGCGCCCTGATGATTTTACCGATGTTGGTCAGGCGACGATTCTTGCTGGTGAGTATGCTGACCGGATTTGTTATTCGCCTGCTACCGCGTGGATGGCCTACGACAAGGGTGTATGGGAGGAAAACGAGCCTAAAGCCCAGCATGTTGTCCAAGAACTCACCTCCCGGCAAATAGAACAAGCCCAAAAAGAACTGGATACAGCCACCCAGCAAGCAAGCCGGCTGGGAGTAACAGCAATGCTGGTAGCGATGAGCAAGGCCAAAGCCCTCTCTGCATTCACCCGGGAGCAATCCCAGGTCTACCAGGAAATGATGGCAGCGCAAGAATGGTTAAAGTTCATATACAAGTGCCGCTCAGATCGCACAATCTTGGCAGTCATGCGCCAAGCACGCCCGTTAGCGTTGATTAACCCGCAGGTACTCGATGCCGATCCTTATCTGCTCAACACCCCAAGCGCCACCTTTGATCTGCGCGATACTTCCCGGCACGAACACAGCCCCGCTGACATGTTGACTAAACAAACCGCCCTCGACCCATCCGATGAGGGGATGCAGATATGGCTAGACAGCCTCGCCGTCACTTTCGGAGCAGATAAAGAGTTGATTGGGTATGTGCAACGAGTGTGCGGGCTAGCAGCAATCGGCAAGGTCCTCATCGAAGCCCTGATTATCGCTTACGGGGATGGAAACAACGGCAAATCCACGTTCTGGAATACCATCGCCCGCGTGTTGGGCTCATACGCGGAGACTATCTCCTCTGAAGTGCTGATCGCTGGTAAGAAAAACAACGCCAAACACGAGATGGCAGAAACCAGGGCTAGACGCTTGTTGATTGCCGGCGAAAACGATGAAGGCGTGCGCCTGTCTACTTCCTCAACCAAACAATTAGCTTCGACTGACAAGATCGCCGCAGAGAAGAAATACAAAGATCCCTTCTCCTTCACCCCTTCCCACACCCTGGTTTTGTACACTAACCATCTACCGCGAGTGGGAGCTATAGATACCGGCATCTGGCGCAGATTGATTGTGATTCCGTTCGAGCAAACCATCACCGCGAGTGTGGACATCAAAAATTATGCCGACCATCTATACGCTAAAGCTGGCGGAGCGGTGCTGGCGTGGATTATGGAAGGTGCTCGCTTAATCCACTCTGAGAACTACCACCTGGCCCCGCCTAAACAAGTCGTTGCCGCATCGGAGGCGTACCGGGCTGCTAATGACTGGTTCGCTCACTTCCTTGAGGACTGCTGCCAGGTAGGTCAAGGCCTATCAGAGCAGTCCAAAGATCTCTACGACGCGTACCGGTCCTGGGCAATAGGCAGGGGCGAGTATGTGCGCTCCACTAGCGACTTTTATGCTGCCGTCGATAAAGGCGGATACACACGCAGGCGAACAGCTCGGGCACGATTCGTAGACGGGCTCGCCTTGATCAGCGAATTCGACCTGTAACCGGCCAATAGTGACAGTCGTGTCAGTCGTTACTAGCCCTTTCTATAAGAAAATAAAAAATACAGTCCTATATAGGGTTTTAGGGACAGACCGACACGAGTGTCACAGATCTTATGAAAGACGTGACATGAAAGAAAAACACCTAGAAAACGAACTGAAGAAATCAGTCGAAAACATCGGCGGAATCTGCTGGAAACTCGTGTGCCCCGGCGTCACTGGCGTCCCAGACCGGATCTGCCTGAAGAGCGGACGAGTTATTTTCGCTGAAGTAAAAGCACCAGGAGCCAAACCTAGACCAATCCAGAATCGCCGTATCAAACAGCTGCAAAATCAAGGCTTCCAAGTCTTCGTGGTAGACAGCGTGGATGGGATTGCGGAGGTGGCAAATGCGCTACAAGCCGCATAACTACCAAACCCAGGCAACAAGTTTCATCATCAACCATGACGAAGCCGCAGTGTTCTTAGGTATGGGTTTAGGAAAAAGCGTCATTGCGCTGACCGCGATCTGGCAGCTTGTCCTCGACTACTTCCTAGTACAGCGAGTGCTAGTAATCGCGCCGCTACGCGTGGCACGCGATACCTGGCCACAAGAAGCGCTCAAGTGGGATCACCTCAAGGGATTATCACTCGCGGTAGCCGTAGGAAGTAAGCAAGAACGCATGGACGCGTTAGCTAAGTTAGCAATGGTAACGTTGATTAACCGGGAAAACGTCCCCTGGCTGGTTGCCCACTACGGCGCGACCTGGCCCTTCGACATGGTCGTCATTGACGAACTCTCCAGCTTCAAAAACCACCGTGCAAAGCGCTTCACGACCCTGGTGAAGATGCGGCCCTATGTAAGCCGTTGGGTTGGGTTAACCGGAACCCCAGCCTCTAATGGATTGATGGATCTATGGGCACAGTTCCGACTCCTAGATGGCGGTACCAGACTGGGGCGCTATATCACCCGGTTTAGGGATCGTTGGTTCGTGCCTGATAAACGGGGCGGCATGCAAGTGTTTACATATAAGCCGCGAGCAGGTGCTGAAGATGAGATCTATGAGGCCATCTCGGATATGACATTGTCGATGCGCACCTGCGACCACCTCACTTTGCCTGACCTGACGCTAACAACCACGAAGGTAAAACTCGCTAAAAAAGAGCGGGCAGTATATGAGCGTCTAGAGCAGGATTTAGTGATCGAGTTGAACGGGCAAGTAGTGGATGCGGCTAACGCGGCAGTCCTATCTGGAAAACTCCTACAACTGGCAAGCGGGGCTATCTACGACGAAAACGGAGATGTCATTATTGTTCATGGCGCGAAGCTGGATGCACTCGAAGATTTGGTTGAGGCGGCGAACGGGCAGAACCTCCTCGTTGCCTACTGGCACAAACACGACCTGGAACGCATCATCGAGCGCTTCCCGCAAGCCCGAGTCCTAAAGACCGCTAAGGATATAGCGGCTTGGAACAATGGCGAGATCACTTTCGGTTTGATTCACCCGGCCTCTGCCGGCCACGGCCTGAATCTACAAGCAGGCGGGCACCTACTCATCTGGTTCTCCCTGACCTGGAGCCTGGAGCTGTATCAGCAAACCAACGCCCGTCTTTACCGGCAAGGCCAAACCCAACCGGTAACGATCACTCACCTGGTCGCTGAAAAAACCCTCGATGAAGCAGTACTTACAGCCTTAGACGCCAAGAACCTCACCCAGACCGCCTTGATCGAGGCAATCAAAACACAACTAGCAAACCACTCTAGATAAGGAAAATTCATGATGCATGTGATGACGAAATACTTAGATACCCGCAAGGCAACAATCAACGCCCTAGAGGACTACCCACTGATGGAACAAGCAGCCAGCCAAGACACACAAGCTGAGGCAAACCAGCTACGCGAAGACCTCGCCAGCCCTACTAGCCCCAAAATAACTGGGATACCCCGCCCACGCGACCCCCACGCTGGTGAACGCCGCATCGCTGCCACCCTCGACAAGATTGATCTGCTCGCAGCCCGTAACCAACAAGCCCAAGAATACCTGGACTGGTTCCTGCCAGCCTGGCAAGCACTCAACACCGATGACCAGTTCGTGTTGGAAAACTTCTTCCTCGGCCAAGGCAATCAAGACGAACGAGTCCAAATGATCGGTGACCACTTCTATATTGAACGAGACAGTGTCTACCGACGAAAGAACCGAGCATTAGATCGCCTGGCAGTAGCACTATATGGCAGACGCTAACTGGCACCCAAGCGTTAGCAAGTATCCGAACCCTGCTATGGAAATCATTATTTAACCCTGAAATACTGTAGGTAGTTGAAAAAATAGGAACGAGCCCTCCGGCAAACAGTTATCACTGCCCGGAGGGTTTCGTCTTTGCCAACAAAGGACGGTGAGACTGGTGCCAAGCAAACCAAAACGTCCCTGCTCTGCACCTGGCTGTCCCGAACTAACCCACGAAAGATTCTGCCAGATCCACACCAAAAAGGCAGACAAGAACTACCGTAAGTTTCAACGTGACCCGAGAATCAACAAGCGTTACGGCGGGCGCTGGCGCAAGATCCGTGCTGCTTACATCGCGCAGCATCCTTTGTGCGAAGACTGCCTGGAAAAAGGACTAACCACCCCAGTTGCCGAAGTCCACCACGTCCTACCCTTAGACCATGGCGGCAGCCACGACTTTTCTAACCTGCGCAGCCTTTGCAACCCCTGCCACTCCAGGCAGAGCGCGTTAGACGGTGACAGATGGAGGCAAGCCCTTCAGGTCTACACCTACTAGATTTCTTGAAAACCGCGAAATAACCACTGGTACTTCCCCACCCTAAAAATATCGACCTTGTTCCCACGCCAAGTTACGGGACCAGTCGAGGATTCGGTTAGGGGGCTGGGGGCCTCGAATCTCTACAGCCTTGGCGAAGGTCAGCGGGCGGGGCCAACCGTACACAAAAAGACCGAATCAAACAGGGTATTAACCTAGCGCATATTTGAAGGCCGTTTTTTCTGGCCACCGCAGGTCAGATAGGAGGCCGATAGCCGTGGCAAAAGATGGAACTAATCGCGGTGGGCGCCGTGTGAGGGCTGGCGCGAAACCCGACCCGCTGAGTGAGAAACTCGCTAAGGGTCTGCCTGCCACTCGCTTGGAAGATCCGCTAGCGACCCCTTTCGATTTCGAGGGCGCAGATGTTGGTGATGGCGCGGTGCTTGCTGGTGAAGTGATGCCGGAGCCTTCTGAGTATCTGTCAGAGGTTCAGCGTGATGGCAAACCCTTGGGTGCTGATTTGGTGTATCGGGAGACGTGGCGCTGGCTTGACGAGCGCGGCTGCACGAAGTTTGTTTCTAAGCGTCTCATTGAGGCCTACGCCCAGGCTTTCGCCCGGTATGTGCAGTGCGAGCAGGCAATCTCCAAGTTCGGTTTGCTCGGCAAGCACCCGACCACGGGAGCTGCTATCGCTTCCCCGTTCGTTGCGATGAGCCAATCTTTTGGTAAGCAAGCAAACGTGTACTGGTATGAGATTTTTGAGATTGTGCGGGCGAACTGCACCACTGACTATTCAGGTGCGGCCCCGGGTGATGAGGTTATGGAGCAGCTGTTGAAAGCACGCTCGTAGATGCGTCCTAGTGTTTTTGAGCTTATTTGAGGCGTTTTCTTGCGCTGAAGCCTACCCCTAGCGCGATTCCGACTCCTGTGCCGTTTGCTACCCCCAAGGCGATATCGTCCATAATGAACCCAAAGATAATGCCGGTCATAATCCCGGCAATCATTCCATAGGCCACGGCCTTACCATTGCCGCCGGAAGGTTCTGACGGATTAGGTTTACTCGTTTCGTCTTGCACGTATTCCAGTATCACACACGATTCGGGTTTCCCTCGTTTTCTTCGCTCCCCACTCCTGGCTGACATGGTGGGGAGTTTTTGTTTCTTTTGATTTTTCTACTGAAAGGGCATTCCTATGACTACGGTTCGCAGCGCTGAAGCAGTGTGTATCGGTCACCCCGATAAACTATGCGATCTAATTGCTGATCAGATTCTCGACGAAATTCTCTACGCCGATCCCAACGCCCGCGTCGCGGTAGAGGTCATGGCTACTGGGCGACGCATTATTGTCACTGGTGAAATCAGCACTAAAGCTCGTGTGGACTTGCGTGATTGCGTACGCACAGCACTTACTGCAGCTGGCTATAAACCGTGGAGATTTTTGGTATACGTATGGGTGAGGCGTCAATCTAACGATATTAACGACGGCGTGACCACATCTTTAGAGGCTCGCCATGGCGATGAGTCCGCTTATTGTATTCAGGGTGCTGGTGACCAAGGCACGGTCTACGGCTATGCCTGCACTGATACACCACAGCGCTTACCATTGCCTCTTGTTTTAGCCCACGAGATTTGTAAACGGCTAGATGCCGCGCGCAAGCAAGGAACCATCACAGGGATCTTCTCAGATGGTAAAGCACAAGTTTCGGTGCGCTACAACGACGCAGGAAAACCGCAAGCCGTAGAGACGGTGGTGGTTTCCGTCCAGCACGATAAATCCAAGGATTTCGATGAGTTGCGACGTGAAATCACCTCGATGATTATCGGTCCAGCTTGCTCTTCGTATCTTCCTGTCGATGAGAACACGACTATTTTGGTGAATCCTTCTGGGCGGTTCGTGGAGGGCGGCCCTAAAGCCGACACCGGACTCACCGGTCGAAAACTTATGGTTGATACCTATGGCGGTTTTGCTGGGCATGGTGGTGGAGCGTTTTCCGGTAAGGATCCGTCGAAGGTTGACCGGTCGGGTGCTTATATGGCGCGTTTGATCGCCAAGACGGTGGTGGATGCGCACCTAGCTGAAGAGTGCCAAGTCAGCATTTCTTATGCGATTGGTAAAGCCGACCCGGTCGCTTTTGCTATCGACACGCTCGGCACCGGTGAACATCCTGATGAACTAATTACGGCTGCTGCGCGCGATGTCTTTAATCTTCGTCCGGCTGCGATCATCGACCAGTTACATCTCAAATCTCCCGGTTACGTGCGGTATTCGACGTATGGGCATTTCGGGGATTGCACACGCAAGTGGGAAGACACCTGGACTACTAGCCGCGAGCTTGTCAAGGCGGTGAAAAACCATGCGCATCAAGCAAATAGCCATAAGTGATCTCACCCCAGCTGACTACAACCCCCGCAAAGACCTACAACCTGGGGACACGGACTACGACAAACTAAAACGCTCGCTAAGCGAGTTTGGATATGTGGAGCCAGTCATCTGGAACAAAACCACCGGAAATATTGTAGGTGGGCATCAGCGCCTGAAAGTACTAGCTGATCTGGGCTATAAAACCGTGGACTGCGTGGTCGTCGAACTCGACGAAACCCGCGAAAAAGCCTTAAATGTTGCTCTAAACAAGATCAGTGGCGATTGGGATAATTCCAAACTCGCCCTACTCATAGCCGACCTGGATGCTTCCGATTTCGACGTTGAACTCACCGGTTTCGACGAATCCGAAATACAACAGTTAATAGGTTCTCTTGATAGCGACAGTATCGAAGACGATAACTTCGACCTGAACGCCGCCCTTGAAGCAGCAGCTTTCGTCGAAAAAGGCGATATCTGGAGGATTGGTAGGCATCGCCTGATGTGCGCGGACGCCACGAACCCGGCCGATGTCGAAACCTTGATGGATGGCAAACAGGCTAATCTGGTGGTCACAGACCCGCCTTACAACGTGGACTTCAAATCGAACAGCGGCCTGAAAATCGCAGGCGACAAACAAGACACAGACACCTTCTACCAGTTCCTACTAGCTGCATTCACCAACATGGCGGCATCCCTAGATAAGGGAGGGTCAGCCTATGTCTTCCACGCCGACACCGAAGGATTGAACTTCCGTCGCGCTTTTCAAGACGCTGGCTTCTACCTGTCGGGCTGTTGTATTTGGGTCAAAGACTCCCTCGTACTTGGCCGTTCCCCATACCAGTGGCAGCACGAACCAGTGCTGTATGGGTGGAAGAAAGACGGCTCTCACGCTTGGTATGCGAATCGCAAACAAACCACGGTGTGGAATTTCGCCAAGCCGAGGAAGAATTCCGATCACCCCACTTCCAAGCCACTAGACCTGTTGGCTTATCCGATTCGTAACTCCACCCAAACCAACGCAATCATCCTCGATACCTTTGCTGGGTCTGGTTCCACACTCATGGCTGCAGAAGCCACAGACCGCACTTGCTATTGCATGGAGCTGGATGAGAAATACGCTTCCGTGATTGTGCGCCGCTATGCCGAAGCAACCGGAGACGCAGCTGGGATCACCTGTACCCGTGGCGGCAAAGAATACGCCTACCTCGATTTGGTCAAAGAAGTCGAGCGCCCCAAGCAGAAAGGCTAACCCTTGACAAAAACTTTAAGGCTTGGCTCGCTTTTTGATGGCTCAGGTGGCTTCCCACTAGCGGCAACAAAGGTTGGTATCGAACCTGTGTGGGCAAGTGAGATTGAGCCCTTCCCGATCCTGGTCACCACCACGCGCCTTCCGCAAATGCAACACCTAGGCGACATCTGCGACATTGACGGCAGTCAGCTAGAGCCGGTGGATGTGGTCACGTTTGGCTCTCCTTGCCAAGACCTGTCGGTAGCAGGTAAAAGGGCAGGTTTAGCTGGCGAACGCTCGGGTCTATTCCACCAAGCCGTCAGAGTCATCAGAGAAATGAGAAAGGCAAGTCATGGTCTATATCCAAGATTCGCTGTTTGGGAAAACGTGCCCGGAGCCTTCTCAAGCAATAAAGGGGCAGACTTCCACAGCGTCCTGCAAAACCTCATCTCGGTTGTCGACGAAACGGCAGCGGCTGACCTACCTCGAGTACAAAAGTGGCATAAAGCTGGAGCGATCGTGGCAGACCAATGGAGTATTGCGTGGCGAGTATTGGACGCGCAATTTTTCGGAGTACCCCAACGACGCAAAAGAATCTACCTTATCTGCGATTTTGCAAGCGGGCGTGCCGGACAAATACTCTTTGAGCCCCAACGCGTGTTCCGGGATCTTGCGCCGGGCTGCAGTGAAAGGCAAAATCCTCCCACCAATCCTCGAGCAGGCACTCACGAGGCAAGCAAATCTTTAGATGTGTTCGCCTTGCGGATGCGGGCAGGTAAACCAGGCGGCGGTAAAGGCCCGCTCGTGCAAACAAACCTTTCGGGCACGCTCGGATGCAGTAACGACCAGAGTATTATTGAGCCGCTACTGTTTGACCATCATCCTCATGATGCCAGGGTGGGCGGACCATGCCAGATAGCACCAACCGTGACCGCTCGTTACGGCACTGACGGAGGCAATACTCCCATCATCGCTACCGCCTACGGTTTCAATGCGTTGCATGAGGGACGCGGCGCAGCAGTAGGCAGGTACGGTTATCCCACCGAGGTATCAAAGACGCTCGATACGTCTGGAGCTATTCTCAAATTATTAATACGAAAATCGGTTCCCTGGACACCTCTAAACTTGGCCCTGCCGCGCAGATGTCGATGCTGGAAGCCGGATTTTTCGCGTCGGCAGATCCGCAGGGCAACGGGCAGATTGATTGGCAGGTCTATGGTTCTGACGGTGCGATAGTGGGGGAGGGCAAGTGCCCCGCCCTGGCGGTACAAGCCTTGCACACTCAACTGCGCGCCGGACTTCGGCTGGACACTGACAGCGCTATGGCAGCTCTAAAATCTGGGAAAATCCCTGTCCTCATGCCCAATCGGACGTATTTTTTGGCAGACCGCGGGGAAACCTGTGCGTCCTGGCCCGGCTGCGCTGCCAAAACTTGGACCACCGGGGACGGCGTTACCCTCAATCTGAAAGCTCCGGGGACTCCGTTGACCTCCGACGCGACAAAAGCCGTGTTTACGGAGGGCAACGGGGGGCTGCTGAGTTACGGGGTGGTCGACGGGAAATTCCTTTGGGAAGGCGTCGCGCCGCCATTGAAAGGAGCTGCCACCACCGGGGATACGTTTGTCCTGGGGTCAGGGTTGGGTCAGTTGGCGCAGCTGGGTGACCTCAACAAGGGCAGTGCCAAGGCAGTGTTGCGCTACCTCGGCCTACCCTAGAGGGCTGCCTCAAGAAGCAACCTGTTGAGGTTCCGGGTCAGAGCCGGGGGCGGCAGACTGCGCGCCATGATAGCGCTGCAGACGCTGTTGACGAAGCAAATCCACCAGCCAAACAATCAGGAACAATACGCCTTCAAGCAGCACGACTGTGGCTCCTGACGCGGTATCGAACCAGTAGGAAATATAGGCTCCCAGCACGACACAGGATACGGAAAGCAAGGGAGCTATCCATAGCATAGCGTTGAACCGGTTTGTGAGCAGCCGGGCGGTTGCGCCAGGGGTAATCACCAGTGCCACGATGAGGATTGCGCCCACTGCTTGCATCGCCACCACGACTGTCAAAGACAGAGCTACCAGCAACAGAGTCGCCAACCAGCTTGTAGAGATGCCGATAGCGTGGGCGTGAGTCTTGTCGAAGGCATACAGCACCAAATCCCGTTTTTTGTATAACAACAGCACCAGAGCGAGTGGGCTCAATATCAAGACCTGCCACATATCGGCTCTGGTAATGCCGAGCATGTCGCCAAACAAAATGTGGTGCAAATCAATGTGACTGGGGAACAGACTGATTAAGACCAGACCGGAGGCAAACATTGTCGTGAAGACCACCCCAATAGCCGTGTCTTCTTTGACCCGTCCGCGCCCCCGCACTGCGCCAATCAATCCCACCACCAGCAAAGCTGCCACGAGGGCGCCTATTGCGAAGGGCGTTCCCAAGAGGTAGGACACGACGATTCCGGGAAGAATTGCGTGGGACAGGGCGTCACCTAACAGTGACCAGCCAATCAAGACCAACCAGCAGGACAACACGGCACAAACCGCCGCCGCGACTCCGGTGACGATGATGCCCCGGAGCATAAACTGCTGCGTCCACATTTCGATGAAAGCTTCATAAAAATTCACTGTCCACCTCCTGACGCGGCGGGATTTAATCCAAACGCTTTCGCGAGGTTTTGCGGGTCTAAGGCGCCGGCGGGATCACCTTGATAAACTACGCGACGATACAGCAAAACCACTTCATCGCAGAGCTTTTCCAAAGAAGCCAAATCGTGGGTTGAAACCACCACCGTGGTGCCTTTTGCCGAGATTTTGCGCAGCAAATCGACGATATTGGTTTCGGAGTATTTGTCTACTCCGGCAAACGGTTCATCGAGGAGCAGGAGGGGCGCGCCTTGGGCAATCGCGCGGGCGATAAACACCCTTTTCTTTTGACCGCCGCTCAACGCCCCAATTTGGCGCTGTTGCAAATCTTGCAACTCCACCATTTCTAACGCGGCTTGCACCGCTGCCACGTCTGCAGATTTGGGACGACGGGTCGGTCCCATAAATCCATACCGTCCCATCATGACGACTTGGTTTACGTTAACCGGGAAGTCCCAATCGATTTCCTCATTTTGCGCAACATAACCAATCAGTCGCTGTTTGCGGGCTTGGTTCGCGTCAATTCCGGCAACTTTAATACTGCCCTTTTGATACGAAACGCTGTTGGTGATGGATTTGAACAGTGTTGATTTTCCCGAACCGTTCATCCCTACCAGACCACAAATTTGACCGCGCGACACGGTTAAACTGGCACCCTCCAGTGCCACATTAGCTCCGTAACGAACATGCAAATCTGAGACTTCTAATATAGGCGGGGCTAAATTTGAGCTGGACTCAGCTTCAGCCCCGCCTGGCTCTATGCGGTTGTCGAGAGCATCACTCATTTCTGAGTCAATCCTCGGGTAATCAAATCTGCGTCGTAGCGCAACAGATCCAGATAGGTCGGAACGTCTCCATCTGAGTCTGACAAGGAATCAACATACAATTCCCCACCGAATTTCGCACCTGTGGCTTCCACAACGGGTCGCATTTTGTCTCCCACGGTTGACTCGCAGAAAACTGCGGGAACGTGGTTTTGCTTCACGTAGTCTTCCACTTCCGCTACGCGAGAGGGAGTGAGGGCTCCTTCGGCATTTACGCCCCACAAGAATTTCTCGTTGAGGTTATAGTCGCGAGTCAGATACGAGAATGCTCCCTCACAGCTGACCAAAGTACGTTGTGACGGGTCGAGCTGAGAAAGCGTGGACGTGATGTCCTCGCCGACTTTTTCAATCTTGGCACCATACTGTTTGGCATTTTCCTGGTACTCGGAGCAGTTCTTTGCATCTAAATCGCAGAAGGCTTTTGCCATATTCTTCACGTAGAGGGCGCCGTTTTTCGGGCTCATCCAAGCGTGCGGATTGGGCTTACCCTTGTAGTCGCCTTCGGTAATCGGAATGGGCTCTACGCCCTGCGAAACATTGACCTTTTTGGCATCCAGATCGGCGGTAAACTTCGTGAACCAGCGTTCCAAATCCAGCCCGTTATTTAAAATCAGTTTCGCTTTCTGCGCCGACTTCAAGTCCGAGGGCGTGGGTTGGTAATCGTGGATTTCCGCCCCAGGTTTGGTGATAGAGCGGACTTCCAGATGGTCTCCGGCAACGTTTTGAGCCATGTCCTGCAACACGGTAAATGTGGTGAGGACCAGGGGTTTGCCTGGTGCGGCTGAATCCGAGCTGGAGCTGGGGGTCCCGCCGCACCCGCTGAGAGAGGCTCCCAGGCACAAAAGCGCGGCTACGGTCAAGGTTTCTTTAATTTGCTTGTTTTTAAATCTCTTCATGGGTATAGCCTAAGTTAGGCATACCTAAGTTTGCAAGCCCGAAACCGTTAAAATCCCGTAATTTAGCGATTTTTTTGTACTGACAAATCCTAAAAAACCAAGGATACGAGCTTTGGAGCACGCACGATAATCCGTTTCGGCTCCCGCCCGTCCAGCAACTTCACCACCGCCGGTTCCGCCAGGACCTTCGCCTGCAAATCCGCCTCGGAAATCTCGGGGTCCACCGACACTTTCGCGCGCACCTTGCCCGCCACCTGCACCACGCAAGTGACCTCCTCAGCCGCCAACAGCGACTCATCGGTCACGACCGGGAACGTGGCCCGGGCGATTCCGCCCTGGTGACCCAAACGTTCCCACAGTTCCTCCGCAATGTGCGGAGCGATGGGGGCGACCATCACGACCAACGCTTCTGCGGCCTCACGTGGCACCTGGGGTAACCCGGTGAGGTGATTATTCAGCACAATCATCTTGGCGATAGCCGTGTTCACGCGCAGATTGTCGTACTCCACGGTGACATCGTGAATGGTGCGAGCCAGCACTTTTGCGGTCGCCAAATCCGGGGCGTCATCGGTCACGGTGAGCGCGCCGGTGTTCTCATCGACGATATTGCGCCACAGTCGCTGCAGGAAACGCTGGGAACCGACCACCGCGCGCGTGTCCCACGGACGGGACATATCCAGCGGTCCCATCGACATCTCGTAAACCCGGAACGTGTCCGCGCCGTAATCCGCGCACATCTGATCAGGGGTGACAATGTTCTTGAGCGACTTGCCCATCTTGCCGAACTCGCGGTTGACGGGCTGACCCTGCCAGGTAAAGCCGTCCTCCTCGCTACCCTCCACCTCGTCAGCCGGGACGTATTGCCCACGTGAATCCGTGTAGGCATAAGCCTCAATCATGCCCTGGTTGAACAGGCGATGGAACGGCTCTGAACTGGACACATATCCCAAGTCGTAGAGGACCTTGTGCCAAAAACGCGCGTACAGCAGGTGTTTCTCCGACCTGCAACCAAGGCGGCATCGCCATCGTCGAACCCGACGTTGTGAGCGCCTCGAAGGCAGACTTCTTCTGCCGAGGCAACGTCAATATTGCTGGCGCTCTGTTGGCTTCGGACTCAACTGAGCCGCCCCTGGTCACTGACCCTGGCATGCCCAAATACCGCGTGAGACGCTTAACCCCCACCGAATGCGCCCGCCTACAAGGATTCCCTGATACTTGGACAGACGGACTCGCCATCGAGAACCCGAGCGAAGACGTGCTGGATTATTGGTGGCAGGTCTGGGCTAGCTGGGCCAAGGTGCAAGGATTGAAAAAACCTAAAACCCGCAACCAAGTACGCAAATGGCTGGCTAATCCAGCGTCCGACCGGGCACTCTACAAGCTGTGGGGAAACGGGATAGCTTTGCCGTGCGCCAAACTCGTGCTTTCCCAGATAGTCGCCGAGAGCACTAAAACTCCTTGATTTTAAGGCAAAAATTACTGGATAAGTACGCGCTCCTATGGCTGTATGTACATGACCAAACAACCAGCAAGAAAGAGAGGGTTTGGTGATGATGGGACAGCTATATGTCGATCTAGAAGAAATCGAAAACCTCGGAGTCGACCTCACCGATATTGGTGCGGTGTGGAATGCGGCCAAAGACCACGGCTACGAGCACGTAGAAATGATCGTCTCCAACTTTCCAGACAACTACCTGCGCCTCATCCGCACATGGATGGACGTTCAAAGCATCGAATTTGATGGTGAGGAGGATGAGCAATGGTGAACACCAAAAAGGCTGAAAACTACGGGCTCTTAGTCACCCTGCCCGCCACGCTTGATGAGACTGAGCTGGCAAGGCTGCATGAACTTATCGCTGCCAAGAAAGACTTGATCGCTAAAGCGCTCGGCGCGAGCCATCTCGACATCACCACCAGTAGCGAGGGGCTGAGTTTTCCTTGGTGGGATGAGCTGCCAGAGTTCGAGAAGATCACGGCATACACCGAGTTCCTAAGCAAAATGGTCGCATATGCGAAACGCATCGGGCTCACCACCCACCGCGCCGCGAGTGACAAGGTGGTGAATGAGAAGTATGAACTGCGCTCCCTGCTTTACCGCATCGGACTTTCTGGTAAAGAACATAAGGAAGTACGCAAGATCTTACTTGCACCATTAAGCGGTGATTCTGCGTGGAAAACCCCGCCACTAATAAACACTAACCAAGAGATGTAAACCACTATTTATTAGGCAAAATAGGCGGCAAAATGACTGGATAAGTAGCGAAGTCTATGGCTGTATATACATACCGAAACGGTACACAACACATAAGGAAACAGCCATGAACACCAAAGAAGCTGAATGCAGCGTCGAGGAAGAAAACACCGAACGCCTTATCGGACGTGCTAACCGGTTGGGATACACCATCACCAGCATTGAGATTGAACCTGGCCGGGTCGCGATTTCTATTGTTCCTTCCCCGCTGTTCCCCTACACCCCGGAGCTTGACCGAGACTTTGAAACCGATCAATGGCGGGTGCAAACCACCGCCTACGGAGCGTTGAACCTAGACAACATCGAACAAGTCACCGAGGGATACGGGCGGGCAGCAGCGATGGTGCGTGAACTTGAACATGCTACACCAGGAAACGTTGTCAACTACCACCTGACCCGTTAAAACTAAACACACAGGCAACCCCACCTGGCGTGGGGTTTTCCTTTATCGTGAAGCGTTATGACCTAGAGATGTACATCTCTAAGTTTTCTTGAAAATAGGCGGAAAATGACTGGATAAATAGGCGGGTCTATGGCTGTATATACATACCGAAACGGTACACAACAGAAAGGCACCAGCCATGAACAGCACAAAGGTCACCAGCGAAACCCTCCAGATGCGCGTTGATTCCTACGGGACGGTTCTTGCCTACGGGAACTACACGCTAGCAAGTTTTGCTACCTGGACCAAGACTGAAGGATTTGGCAATAACGCCCAAATCTACCGGTTGATGGAAGAACCCGTCAGCGGGTTCGGGCCTAACTCGAGGAGCCGCGGAGAATGCGAACTCGAACTCATCGCGAAGTCAGACCACCTTTTCGCTGACGCCGGACATGCGATCGCCTGGGCGTTAGCTAATCTGCCCGAAGCCTAGCCCCGCCGGGTATGAGGGTACCTGTTATCGCTGGTAGTAACTGACTTTTTAACCAATAGAAGGTAACTGATTCGTATGCGTCAGCTAGCTGAATATCAACCGACACGGTTCATGGCTGAAAGCTCGCGCTATGACAAGCGCCGAGCCGACTTTGCAGTCGCGTTTATCGAAGCTTTAAAGCATACGAAAGGACGGTGGTCAGGAAAACCTTTTAAGTTGATTGATTGGCAAGAACAAATCATTCGCGACCTTTTCGGCACCCTCAAAGCCGATGGATACCGCCAGTTCACGACTGCTTATGTGGAGATTCCGAAGAAGCAAGGCAAGAGTGAGCTGGCTGCTGCCGTCGCATTGTTGCTCACGTGCGCCGATGGCGAGGAACGCGCTGAAGTTTATGGGTGTGCTGCCGATCGGCAACAAGCATCCATCGTGTTCGAAGTGGCAGCCGACATGGTGAGAATGTGTCCCCCACTAGCCAAGCGGGTAAAGATCCTTAGAAGCCAAAAACGTATCATCTACTCCCCCACCAATTCCTTCTACCAGGTACTATCGGCCGAGGCCTATTCCAAACACGGATTCAATATTTCCGGAGTGGTATTCGATGAGCTACACACCCAACCCAACCGGGCGCTCTTCGACGTGATGACCAAAGGCAGTGGGGATGCTCGCACCCAGCCGCTGTACTTCCTGATAACAACCGCCGGCACCGACACTCATTCGATTTGTTACGAGCAACACCAAAAAGCCCAAGACATTCTCGATGGCAAAAAGATCGACCCCACCTTTTATCCAGTCATATATGAGGCGGGGCAAGATGATGATTGGACCGATGAAGCCGTGTGGCATAAAGCCAACCCATCCTTGGACGTGACGGTGCCAATCCAGAAAGTTAGGGACGCTTGTAATAGTGCCAGGCAGAATCCGGCTGAAGAAAACACCTTCAGACAATTGCGGCTCAATCAGTGGGTGAAGCAGAGCGTGCGGTGGATGCCTATGCACGTCTGGAATCAAAACAACACCCCAGTAGATTTATCGGAGTTGGAGAGCCGGGTTTGTTACGGCGGGCTCGACCTGGCATCCACCACCGATATCACTGCTTTCGTTCTCGTATTCCCACCCACGGATGACGATGACAAATACACGGTCGCGCCCTGGTTTTGGATTCCCGAAGACAACCTCAAACTCAGAGTTTCTAGGGATCACGTCCCCTACGACTTGTGGAACAGTCAAGGCTTCTTGGAGACGACCGAGGGCAACGTGGTGCACTACGGGTATATCGAGAAGTTCATTGAGGATCTTGGCACCCGGTTTAATATCCGAGAGATCGCTTTCGACCGGTGGGGTGCGATCCAAATGAGCCAAAACCTTGAGGATGCTGGTTTCACGGTGGTGCCTTTCGGGCAAGGCTTCAAAGACATGTCCCCACCATCCAAAGAACTGATGAAGCTGGCGTTGGAGGGCAAGCTGGCTCATGGCGGGCACCCGGTGCTGGCCTGGATGGTCGATAACATTCACGTACGCACCGACCCAGCAGGAAACATCAAGCCAGATAAGCAAAAATCCACGGAAAAAATCGACGGAGTCGTCGCCACCATCATGGCC